GTGCTGGCTATTTTGCCCAGGCCGCTCATTTTATCGCCCACGCCGCCAATCAACCGCTCGGCCTTGCCCAGCCCGCTTTGCAGCCCGTCAATCCTGGCTCCTATGTTGATCATCAAATTGCCGATTGACGCCATTATTTTTTCCTCAAATCCTGCCCGCCCAGGGCAGCGTTAAGCATTTCCAAAAATGCCACCTGCTCCGCCTCGCTCAGCTCATCCACCGCCTGCGCCTCTTTCCTGTCGGCCCAATAATCCGGCACAAATTCCACCGGAGGCCGTACCCGGCTGTTTTTGCCCCGGAAAACATTCACCAGAATCGAGGCCAGCATGGCCGTCTGGATGTCCCCCCGTTGGTCCGGCAGCGGTTCCCGCTCGGCAAATCGCATCCATTCACTCAGTTCCCGGCTCGATATGTGCCGCAGGCCCCATTCCACGCTGGGCCAGCCCAGAGCCAGGGCTAATCTGTAGTAGAATCGCCGTTCGGGCCGGGCGTAAAATTTCCGGTCAGTTCCTCCAGGTCGGTGGCTTTCATCCCGGCCAGTCGCATCGCCGCATCAAATACCCGGTCCAGCGCCGCCGCCGATTTTTCCCCCAGGGCTTCCGCATCTCTGGGTGAAAATAGCGGCTGGCCGGCTTCATCAATTACGGCTATAGCCACCAGCCGGGCGCGGGCGTTGGTCATATCCATCTGCATTTTTTTGCCGCGTTGGGTGGCCAGGCTGGCCTCATACCGGTCCCGCTCCGCCCCGCTCAACGCTTTCACCCGCGCCACGCCGCCCCATTCCGGCACCGGCACATCCTCAAACACACTGGCTGCCTCCGGCGCTGCCAAAATTTGATCACGTGTCAATAACATATGCCTCACCCCGCCGGACTGAGGACCAGCACTTTGCCGGCCACATCACAGTCCACATAAATTTTGCCGTCATCCTGTTTAAATACTTTGGTCAACTGGTACACCCAGGTTTTGGCGGTAGCCACGCTCACCGTCTCATCGGCCACCGTGGTAATGCCGCTGTAATCCCCCGGCGTCGGCACCTTTATGGTAAATACCGCCGCCCCGCCCGTGTCATTTTTCAGGATCAACACGTCGGCGGGATCAAACGTAAACGTCACCCCATTGTCCGCCCCGGTTGACAGGGTAGAGAAGTTTGCACTATCAGTCAGGTTGTACCCGCCCACCGTAATCGGAACAACTGAAATAGCTGTTCTGGCCATAGTTTCCTCCTTTTTTTATTATCAGGTAATGGTTGGCTGGCCGGTTGGCCGCAGCGTCACCGTTGCCATCAGGTGTTCCTCCTGCGGCGATTCCCAGTTGATTTTTTCCACGTAGGCGTCAAACGTAAATTTTGTGGTCCCGGTGTTGGGCAGCACAATCTGGTACGCCAGTTTGGTTTTGTTCGTCCGGGCGTAAATCAGGCCGCCACTGGCATTGGCGTGCGTGGCCAGGGAAATATCAAAAGCCAATCCCAGTTCGATTGTCCCCATTTCGGATAATCCGCTGGGCACAAACTCTTTAAATCCCCCGGTGCTGGCGTGGTGCGTTACCTCGCTCATCACCGTGCTGATCTCATACCCGTTCCACGTTTTCACCTGGGCAATAGCCGTGTACGTGGGCGTGCCGCTCATGGCCGCACTGCCAATATTAAAAGTCACTCCAAATCCGCCTGTGAACCCCATCTCAAATCTCCTTGTAATTGATTAAAAATTCCACCATCACCCGCCACACCGCGGTGGTCGGTTCGTGGTGGTCCATCATCCCCTGCAAAAATGCCCCGGCCAGGCGCACCCGCGCCCCCGCCGCCCCAATGGCCCCGCTTTTGCCGTTCAAATCCGCCCGCAGTCCCCTGGCCAGCGTTTTGGCCGCGCTGTAGCTGGCCCCGTAACAATCAAATTGTACCAGCGCCCCAAACAAATCCCCCGGCCCGTCATGGGCCATTGGCGGAATATCTTCAATCACCTGGTACGTCAGCGCCGGGTAGGTGGGGTCCTGCGGCAGCACCAGCGGGTACAACCGCGTCCCAATCAGCCCCGGCGTGGTGCCCGCGGTGTTGGTCAGGTGGTAAAATAGCGCCGCTTCCAGTGTTGCCATTACAGCCCCAGCCTCCGCCGCAAAGATTTCTCAAACAGCGCCGCCGCCTGTTGTCGTTTCGCCAAAAACGCTTTACGGATAAACGGCCGGGCCGGCAGCACTCCCCCCGGATTACGCGGGCCGGTGCCAAATTCGTTGTAAAACGCGTATTCATAGTACCGCCGGGCCAGCGTCACCACCGCGTTTACCGCCCCATTTTTCATATTGCCCCGTTTCGTGGTAAACCCCCGCGTTTTCAACAGGCCGGAATCATCCGGGGCGCGCCGTTCAATTTCCGTTTGCATCAGCCCGGCCCCCTCCATAGCCGCCGCCGCCGCCGTGGTCTCCGCTGCCACTCCCAATCGTTTCAGGGCACTGATGATGTCATCTGCCCCCTCCACGGTTATGGTCATCAATCTGCCCATTACGGATTTATCTCCTCACCCAGCAGCGCCAGTTCCCGCCGCCGGCTGTTTGTTTCCAGAATTTGCCGCAGGTTGTAGGTTTTCCCGTCCCACGTCACCCGCATTTTGGTGTCCAGCCCGCCCCGGTATCGGATCACAAATACCGTGCTGCGCTGCGCCACCGTTTGCCCGGCCCCGCTCAAAAAGCGCTCCATCGCCCAGCGCGGGTTTATCGCCGCCCACACCGTATCCAGCGCCGCCCAGCCGGGCACCTCCGCCCCAAAGGCGTCCCGCGTGGGCGTGTTTTGCTCAATAATTATCCGGTGCCGCAGTTCACCCGCCCTCATTGGCCGCCCTCAACGTATTTGACATAAATCAACGCTCCACAATCGCCTGTAAACCGCCATTTGGCCCGGCAGTACCCCATTATAGCGGTTTAGAACATCCGGTCGATTCCCACTAGCGAATTAAAGGCCAGCGGTACATCCCGCAGGCTGTAGCCGGATGTCCCCCCAATTACCGCCTCTCGATTCTCATACCAATGCCCCACCAGCAATAGAATCGCCTGCCGGTACATTTCCGGCACACTCGCCGCCGTGGCCCCATACCCGGCCACATACGTCACCTGAATCGGGTTCACCGTGGCCAGGGTAGCCACCGTGGGCCAGGTCTGGTTATATTTCAGCGCCACCCGCCCCGGCTCGCTGTCCGTATCCACCGTATAGGTGGCCGCGCTCACCGTACTGGTGGCCCCGGCCCCGTCCGTGTACTGAATCGAGGTCACACTTTGCAGCGGCGCGTGCGGCAGTTCAATCATCCCATTTGCTGGCCAGCCGTTCAGGCTCAGCCGCCACGTTTGGGTGATCAGCGCCCGCCCGGCCCGCTGTTCCACCATCTGCCGCGCCGAGATGATCAGCCCCAGAAACACATCATTATCCGTGCTGATGTCAACCCGGCAGTGCAATTTCGCCATTGCCAATTCCACCGGCTCAACCACCGGCGCGGTCACCAGTTTCAAAATCATTTCCGGCTCCGTTTGCTCGCCCGTGTTTCCCGCTGCTGCGCCTGGGCGCTCTCGGCGGTTTCCTCATCCAGCGGCCGCAAAAAACCGCACGCCACCCAACCGCTGCCCTCCGGCAGCGTCACCGTTTCCCCTTCCGCGCAGCGGTACACCACCCCGGCCAATCTGCCCACAAAACTGCGCCGCACTACATACCGTTTGGCCATACAATCACCCCATCCTCTCGCTTATGCCCGCACACCACCGTCATATCGGCCCACATCGAGAAACCCGCCGCGTACACGTCATTGGTAAAATGAGTGTCGCAATGCGGCCCGTCAATGCCGCCCCTGAACGGGATTGTTTCCAGTACCCGCCGCTGTATCAGTATGCAGCCCAACCCCCCACCGCTGCACGGCACTTTTCCCGCCGCCCTGGCCTGGGCCAGCTTGTGCGGCCACACGCTAAAACTTTCACCCGTATTCCGGGCCGGCTGCGGATACCGTTCAAAAACATTAATCGTGTTTTCCGTTTGCCTGAACACATACACCCCATAGGCCACATCACATTCCAGTGCCAGCAGCCGGGTCAGGGCATTGGGCGGGGGGATTATATCGCTCTCTACCACCAGCATGGCGTCATAATCCCCCCGTAAAAAAATCTCTCTCCCGCGTTGATATTGATGCAGAATATTCCGCCGCCCGCCCTCCGGCGTGTCCCCGTCGGCAGGGTTATCCTCCTGAAATAACCAGCTGATTGGGCCGCTGTAATCCAGGGCCAAAACAGCGGTTATTGTCTCGGCTTCCAGCCGGTAAACCGGCGTAAACACCAGAATATCCTGCATCATTCCCTCTTAGGCGCTCGGATGCACCCCGTAGCCAATCGCCTCGGCCTGGAGTACCCCATACACAGTGCGGAAATGCCATAACAGCCGCACCTGCCCGCTCACCGCTACGGTAAACGGATCACGAATAAACGTGATCCCCGGTGCCTCACGCATGCCCACATAGCGCCAGTTGCCAAAAAACAGCGATTTGGCACTGGCTGCTACCGCAGCCGCTTTCTGGCTGTAGTTCACCGGGTAGCCCAGCAGGCTCTTGCCGGTGTCCACGTTGATCGCATACTGGCGGTCGCTGCCGGTCAGGCTTTTTAAGTCCCAGTGAGTGGCAGAGCGCATCACCCAGGCCACCGCGCTGTCCTCGCTCAGGTACTCGCCAAGATCATTGTTTCCCACAATATCTTCAGGCTCGCCAAACGCGATGGCGATGGCGCTGGCAAACGTTTTCAGGCTCGTCCCGTTGGCGGCCACCTCAGTCAACAGCAGGCTGTTGTGAGTTTTTGCCATCCCGCGCCCCACAAAGTCGGCCAAAAAGCCCAGCAAATTCGTCGGTGTGTCCTCCAGCAGTTGATATGACACATCCAAATATTTGCTGTACAGGGCCAGGGTCAGGGATTTTTTGGTCACTGCCGGCGCGTCCAGGTCAAAAGTGCCAGCTTCGCTGGTCGCCACAAATTCACCGTCCGCCTCATTGTCCAGCGGCACATCCACCGTGGTGCCAACCCCCGGCACCCGCATGATCGGCAACTTTGCCGCCAGCATCGACTCATCCCGCCGGGCAATGATTTGATTGTAGAATCCGGTCGGCACCAGGTCCCCCCCGTCAGCCCCCGTGGTGATGTTCATATCGGTGGCGTTGCTGGCGCGCAGGGTGTAGCCGTTGCCGTCCATATTTTCCCGCTCCAGCCCGCCGCCGTCGCCGGTTCTGAGCCAGTGCGAAAAACCCTGTTCAAAACTGTCGCCCCGCGGAATAGTCAACACCGCCGGCGCGCTCCGTTGGCCCGCCAATGGCCCCATCGACTGCCCCAGGGTGGCTACCTGCCCGTTAATGGCTTCCAGCCGCTCGGCCCGTTTCAACATCTGTTCCGCTTCGGCCAGTTTGCCGTTGTACTCGGCCAGTTCGGCCTCATTCAGGTCCCGGTTTTCCTTTTCGGCCACCAGCACCATTGCCTGAGCCTCCTCCAGCAGCGAGGCCCGTTTTTGTCGCAATTCAATTGCGGTTTTCATCGTCATCTCCTCATTATCTCAGTTTCAATAAATCAATTTTACGCTTCCGCAGGGCCAGCCGCCCGGCTGTCGCCCCACTGTTATCGGCCCCGCCGCCCGCCTGAGCGTCCGGGACCGTTTTGCTCAATTCCTGCGCCCTGGCTCTCGCTTCCGCGCTCGTCTGCGGATACGCCGGAAACGTCACCGGGCTAACATCAAACAACCGCCCAATTTTCAGCAGCGTCCGCACCGGCGGCTGTTCCCGCTGTTCCCATTGGTCCGTGTCCACCACAAACCCAAAACTGCTCTGGTTCACGTCGCCGCGGGCCAAACTCACCCGCAAATCCCTGGCATACTGGGTGTCGGGCAAATCCACCTCATAGCGCAGCCCAATGGCATCCACCATCAGCCGCAGCGTTTTCGCTGCTGTCCGCCCCAGTGGGTAATTAGAATCGTGATTAAATAATGCCCGCACATCATCCCCCAGCACCTCATCAAACGCGCCGGGGGCAATCCTCTCCACAAATCCACCCAGGTTCTCACTCGGTTGATTGAACACCGCCGCATACCCCACCAGGCGCGGCAGGCCGTCATCATCAATAAAGCGCAATTCCCCGCTAAAATATCGCCGTTCCATATCCCCCTCCTAAAATGCCGATCCCTGCACCCTGAATCTACCCTCAACCGCCGCCTGCCCGGTGCCGGTGCTTTCAAACCGATACAGCCATTCCCCACCGCCGGCCGCGCTAACATTCACGTAATAATTCCCCGTGCCGCTTTTTACAAGCTGCGCGTCTGTGCCGTACACATAGGTCGTTGTCGTCCCCGCCGGATTTGTCACCTTAAATGTTACGGTGCCGGGGTCAAGCGCCGCCCCGTTGCCGTCTGTAAAAACACATGCACACTGCACCAGATCGCCCTTATCGTATACGTTAGCCATCGGATACACTCGCTCCGTAAACCGCAGCATTACCGGAAGTTGCTCCCCCCACCAGCGCATCATGCCCGGCGGCGTTATTCGCCACCGCCGTGACCACTGCGCCCCCGCTTATTGCTGCATCTAATATCACCGCCAACCATACCGCCGTGTCAGATACCACCGCATACCCCTGTGTGGCCGCAATCGTCAGCAAAATTTTTGCCGCCAAATGATTATGATAAGCGTCGCCCACCAGCAGCCGGTGCAATTGGGCAATTGTGATACTGCCCGCCGTGTGCGCGTGCGTTGCTTCATCCACCACCAGCGTGTGCGCCTGCGTCAGCGTCACCGCCTCCGCCGTGTGCGCGTGCGTGGCCTCGTGAATGACCAATGCCCCGCTCACCCCCAGCGTCACCCCGTCTGCCGCGTGGGCGTGGGTGGCCTCATCCACCCCCAGCGTGTGCGCCTGCGTCAGCGTCACCGCCTCCGCCGTGTGCGCGTGCGTTGCCTCATCCACCCCCAGCGTGTGCGCCTGCGTCAGCGTCACCGCCTCCGCCGTGTGCGCGTGCGTTGCCTCATCCACCCCCAGCGTGTGCGCCTGCGTCAGCGTCACCCCGTCTGCCGCGTGGGCGTGCGCGGCCTCGTTCACAGCCAGCGCGTGCGCCTGCGTCAGCGTCACCCCATCCGCCGTGTGGGCGTGCGCGGCTTCGGCGATGACAAACTGGTGCGTAATAGTCGCCGGGCCGATAACTGAGCCATCGTTATTGGCTTTAATTTCATCAGTGTAGGCGCTCCAAGTTCCACTTCGACCTGATATGTCAAACGCCCCAACATCTATCCAGTCGACAATCCCCCTAACATCGTTGTCTAAATTTGTGACTGAGCCTTTCAGATCACCATCGACATAAAAATGGGCATAACCGTTGTTCGCTCCCGGAGCCGTGGCAGCCTTCGTGCTTAACTCAACATAATGGGAAGCGTCAGTCCAGGCGAAGGTGGCGATTGTGCTCCAACTGTCATTATCTTTTATTGCATACGCCCCCACAATTAAAGCGCCTGCCCCATCTTTTTCTGAATAAATCGCATAAGCAAGAGATGATCCTTGATAAACATTTAAAAATGCGTAATACCCATTTGCATTAATCTGAGGCGTATTGGGATCGTGATAAATTCTAATCCTGAAAGTTGAGGCGGCGGTAAACCCCTTACCGCCATAAATTGAGGTAATATCATCGATAAGCGCCGCCAGGCCATAGCTGCCAATTAGCGCCGCGCCCGCTGTAACCGCCAAATCTCCGCCATCGGTAGTAGTTGAATCATACTCGCTTAAATCAGCGGTCTCGTGAGTGATGTCAAACAACATAGCCATAATCTAGCTCGGATCCGCAATCTCAATGTCCCAGGCCGGAAAATCGCAGGTATTACCGGCCGTTAGCGCCTGGCTGGTGCCGGTCGTCACATACAGCAATTTGGTGGTGCTCACATCCAGCAGCGCCACGTGTCCAAATGTGCCGCTGGCGTCTACAGTCACCGCCGTTTTGGCCGCCACAGTCAATTTCCTGCCGCTGGTGTCCCCGTTGGCCGCTGTAAAATCAGTGCCGGTCATCGTCACATCGGCCAGGGCGTAAGTCACGTTGGCCTCTGTGTAAGTCGTCGGCTGCGTGCTGCACGCCACCATCCGGGTGCAGTTGTTTTTTATTATGTTCAACGCCCCGTCCAAAACGTCATCATGTACCAATTTAGCCATTTTTTTACTCCTTTACCGGGCCAATAGCCCGCTCCACATCCTCAATGCAATCGGCCACAATCGCCAACCCGCCGCAGCGTTGCACCGCCGCCAAAAATATCTGCTGCGCCTCGCTCAAATTGTCCTTTTTGTCCGGCGCTTTTATTTCAATGGCCGTAAACCGGCCATAACAGCACGCCAGAATATCGCTCACCCCGGCCCAGGTCAACGCCTGGCCCACCACTTGCCACGTGGCAAACCGCACAAATCGCCGCACCTGCCCCCCGGATTGCTCCCCCGCAAACACCATCGCCCCGCTATTAATGCGGATCGCCAGATGTTGGTGCATCACCAGCCAATGAAAAACAGCGTTTTGCACCGCCTTTTCGCTCATCCGGCCACCACCATGCAATCACATCCCCTGTGAATCGGCGGGTGCCCCGCATCGTGCCGGATATTTAATGGACTGTCAGCTCCCTCCGGTTGAAAATCCGTATCTCTGGGCAGAAACGCTTTGTAAATCCCCACCGTGCGCCCGTTCAGCGCCCGGCAATAAGGGCAGTTTCCCCCCACGCTCACCCAGCGCAGCGTCAGCACGCCCACCAGAATATAAAATGCTTTGGCCAGGGCATTGTTTGCCCGGTAAGATTCCTGCTGCGTAAATTTCCCGGCCCGGCGCTCGTCCCACTCGCCCAACCGGGCTTCAATGGCCTCTGCCGGGTCATTCCCCTGGCTGATAGCCTCATCCAGCAGCGCCCGCAGTTGCCCCAGGCTATCCCCGGCCTGCCGTTTCCCCAGGGTTTCTGCATATTCCTCAATAAATGCCCTGATGTCGCCCGGCTCGCTGCCGGTTTCCGTTGCCACGTGCGCCCCAATCTGCTCCGCATACGTCACCAGTAGCGGCAAAATCACCCGCCGCCAAAATTGGGCGTGCTCCTCATAAAAATCAATCAGCCACAGTTTAAAATCAGCCGCGCCCCGTTTGCCCAGGTGTTTACCCAGCGCCCCCCGCACATCGTTAATTTCCCGGCGGTAAACCCGCCCCGCCGCCTCCTCAAACAAATGCGCAAAACTGGTCGCCAGGCGCTGCCGCCCAATCGCCACATTGCGCGCCCTGGTTTCCCGGTCAAGCGCCCGCGTTGCCCGTTGCGGCTCGGGTTCCGGCGGCGTTTCCCCCCGCGGCTGCGCCATTACCATCTCCACCGGCACCATATTCAGCGGCACCAGGTACATATCGCCCCCCTCAACCGGGTTCTGATTTTCCAGTTCCCTGATGTCATTGGCGCTCAGCCACCCGTTTTGCCGCCCGGTCGCATACGCCTCATACCGGCTTTTAATGTCGCCCCGCAGCAGGCCGTCAATCAAATGCTCCGCAAAATACCGCGCCCGTTCCGCCGGCGTCAGTAAATCCCGGCTGATGGCCTGTTCCCACCGCACCAGCCACGGCCGCAGCGTATGGATCACAAATTCAAGGCTTTGATGCTCAATATTATTATTGGTGGCCCGTTCCAGCTCGCCCACCATGTGCAGCGGCACTCTAAACATTCTGGCAATTTCAGCCACCTGGAATCGCCGCGTCTCCAAAAACTGAGCATCCTCCGGGGGGATGCCAACTTCTTTCAGCGTCATCCCCTCTTCCAAAATCATTAACCGGTGCGCATTGCTCAAGCCCCGATGGCGACTTTCCAGAGATTTGCGCAATCTGTCCTGAGCGTCCTTGGATAACACGCCCGGATGTTGCAATACCCCCCCCGGTCTGGCCCCGTTCCCAAAAAACCGGCTGCCAAATTCCTCAGTCGCCAGCGCCAACCCCACCGCCTGCCGGGCCAGCGCAATCGGGCTATAGCCCATCACCCCATCGGTGCTCAGTCCGCGCAGGTGCATCACCATGTCCGCCGGCAGCGTCATCCGCTGCCCATCCGGCAATTGATACACATAAATCAGCCGCCCCGCCACCCGCTGCACCGTCATCTGGTCGGGCCGCAGCGGCCACAGGCCCCGCACCCGGCCCCCCCGGTCCCGCTCAATCTCCCCGTAGGCGTTGCCCCACAGGGCCAAATGCCCCATCAGCGTTTCGCGCAGCTCCACGCTGGTCATTTCGGTATTGGATAAATCGTGCAGAATCCGGTACAGGCTGTGTTCCCCGGCCCGCCGCTTGCCGCGCCCATCCCCCAGCCGCTCGTAAACAATCAGCGGCAGGCTGGCCACGCTCTCCGCCAGCACCCGCACGCAGGCAAACACCGTCGTATTTTTCAGGCTGCCCTCGGTGGTCACTGTAGCCCCGCTGGCCGTCTGGGGGATCATCCCCTCCAGCACGTCGTACCACTGGCCCGCTCTGCGTTCAAACGCCCCCGTTAAAATGCCCATTATTCCGCCCGTTTCCTGGCCAGGTACACCCCCAGCGCCAGCAAAATGCCCCCCACCACAATCAGGGCCAGCGGCTCATACACCAGCCACAGGCCAATCGCCAAAATTATCAGCCCGATTCCGGCCATCATATCGTAGGCATCCGGTTTTAACGCCTCACCGCGTTTCATAAAATTAAAATCTCCCGCGCTTCATAAATGCTCAAACCGGAACCTTTATTCCGCAATGCCCTGTCCAGGGCCATTATCAGGGCCACAATCCCGTCAATTTTTTCCCGGCTTTTCTCTTTATCCGGTTTGATGTTCCCCGCCGCGTCCTCGCGGGCCACCAGGTTATCCGCCATCCAGGATAATACCGGGTTGTTGCCGTGCGCCAGCTTTTTCTCCGCAATCAGCTTGCCCATTTCCTTCATCGGCGGACTCATACTGGCAAATCCCTGCCCAATCGGCACCACCCACTCATCGCCGCCCATATTCATCAGTTTTTGGGAGATCAGCGATGCCCCCCAGCGGTCAAAACCAACTTCTTTAATGTCATACTGTCGGCGCAATTCCTCAATTTCAGCCAGAATAAAATCATAATCCACCACGTTGCCCGGTGTCAGCCTCAAAAAACCCAGCCGCGCCCACGCCTCATAGGGCACCTGATCCCGCCGCACCCGCTCCACCATATTATCCTCCGGCAGCCAGCAGCGACAGATCACTTTATACGGCTCTTCAGCCGCCTCCGGTGGAAAAACCAGCACCAGCGCCGTAATGTCATACGTTTGCGATAAATCCAGCCCGGCATAACTCACCCGCCCGGCCAACGCCGCCTCAGATACCGCCAATTCGCCGCAGGCCGCCCAATAAATCGGATTTACCCATCTTGTCACCGCTTTTGTCCAGATATTCAAATGCCACCGCAGAAAATGGTTAAGTTCCGCCGGTTTATTGGCCGCCTCATGCGCCCCCTCGCGCATTATCCCCACCTTTTTGCTCACCCCCAGCAGTGGATTGGCCTTCATCCAGTTGGCCTCATCCTGCCAGTCGTCATCCTGTTCCAGATCGGGCCAATCCTGTTTTGTGTCCAGGGTGTAAATCAGGCCCCAGTAAGCGTCATCCTCAATAATTCCCTTTAGAATCCGGGTCACATAATCCCGCTGCTGATAACAAATGCCATGTTGATTCACGCCGGCGGTTGTAATCGCCAGCATCAACGGCTGGCGGCGCGAACCGGTGCCGGTTTTCAGCACGCCCCACAATTCCGGTTGCGGCCAGGCGTGCAGCTCGTCCGCAATCACCCCGTGAATATTCAGACCATCCAGGCTGTTAAAATCAGCGCTCAGCGGCTCAAATTTGCTGCCGTTTTTCACGTCGTGCAGGTTATCCCGGAACACGCCAATCATCTGCGCCAGTTGCGGCGAAGCTTTCACCATTTCCGTGGCGTCTCTGTGACTTATTTTGGCCTGATCCCGCCGGGTCGCGCAGCTGTATACCTCCGCGCCCGGCTCATTATCCACAAACGCCAGGTACAATCCTGCCCCGGCTGCGGTCGTCGTTTTGGCGTTTTTACGGGCAATTTCCAGGTATGCCGTCCTGAAACGGCGGTTCCCATCCTCCCGTTTCCAGCCAAACAGGCTCCAAATCCAAAATTGTTGCGCCGGCTCCAGGTCAATCGGCTTACCGGCCCATTCACCCTTCCAGTGTCGCAGCACGCTGAAGAAGGCAATCGCCACTTTGGCCGCCTGGGCGTCAAACCACAGCCCCCGCTTGGGGCCGGCCTCCAAATCCCGCCGATGCCGCTCGCAGGCTAAACGCAACCAGCGGCAACTAAGCTGTTTGCCGCTCAAAACATTCTCCACGTACTGCTCGGCGGTAAAATCAATCATCGTTACTCACCGCCGCCCCCACCGCCCGGAATAATTGCTCCGCCAGGCTCAATTGTTCCGCCTCCTCCGGCAATTTCAACCGCACCCGGGCGCTGGGCGTCATCCCAAACTCAACCGCAAACGCCTTAAACGCAATAGAATTGTCCTTGAAAACCTGGGCCAAAGGGTTTTTCTTCGTGCCGTCCTTTCCCTCAACCGTCAGTCCCCCGTCTCTCAACTCCGTCACCGCCTGCACCGCGATGGCATAATGCTCCGCCATCAACCGAAACGCGGCGGTATCAACGCCGGTCAGCACATGCAACCGCTCCAATTCGCCCGCGTGTTCATCCCAGAATCGCCGCTGCAAACCCCGGCCCAAACCGTGCGGGCGCTTCACCGCAGATTTTGGCTGCGGCTGGCGTTTGTTCAGCGGCCTGTGCCCCGGATTCCCCTGGAGCTGCTTCAATTCAGTTGGTTTCGGCTTCCGCCCTCTGCTTGACATAATATTTATACTTTTTTAATCAATTTCGCGGGGGGGTGTTCAAAATGGCCCGCACGGTCTAGCAGCACCGGGTTGTGAGGATTTTACCCCCCCCTCCAGGGCCGTTTTCCTGCTGTGGCATGAATGACATAATGATTGCAGGTTGTCCCATTCATCTGCTCCGCCTAACCGTTTGGGTGTGATGTGATCAACGTGCTGAGCAGGTACTACCTGCCCCCCATGTAAATTAAATGGGTCAACACACAATGGGTTCTGGCGCAGGTACATCAATCTGAGTTTGCGCCACCGATGCCCGTAACCGCGCTTGGCCGCAGACTGGCGATCATCAACCCCCCTGTTTTTTCCTGCGCCTGTATCATGGTCTGGGCAGGGACGCAGTTGAGCGCAACCTGGTTTTGTACATGGCCTGCGGGGCCTATGCGGCATCGCTCTCCTCATTTTCAAATTCAGTGGTAATACCATCGGCCAGGGTGCCCTCTTCGCGGGCGATTGATCTCCACAACACAGTGGGGGTGATGGCGTTGGCAAAGTCCTGCCGGGTCAGGTCAAACAGGTATTCCCGTATATCGAACGGGATGTACTCATTATCGACAAATTTGTACAGGTCGGCGGGCAGTTGGTGGTAATGATCCAGTAACCACTCAATCACATCATGCAATTTACGCAGCTTTTTGGCTGCGGCGTCCATCATGTAGTCTGTTGATTTTGGTTTTCCCATCATTCCCCATTCTGCTTGAGATAATCAATTTCTTGCTGAAGTTCCTGGATTTTCTCGCGCTCCCAAATAATTTTGTTGGTAATGTCCAGAGTTGACTCCGGGCCATACAGTGCGCCCTGCTCTTCGGCCCAATTCAAATTCTTTTGATGCTGGATGATTTGGGTCTGCACTGATTTGATCCGGCTCCTGATGGTTTCCCGTTTCAGGGCATCGGTTTCCTGCCGTATCCGGGGCGAGACATTCCGCTCCGGGAGCCTGTCCAATATCAGCAGCAGGATTCTATCAATCCGGTCAACACTGCCGGTCAGGTAATCAGACAGCTCCCGCAGCACGTCATCCACGGCCTGCTGCTTCTCCACCGAATCCATCATTTTGTCATAACGCCCGGCAATCCAGGCCAGCACGTCAACGATGGCCTGGAGGTTGCGCAGGGATTGATAGATGGCTTTGGCTTCGTCATTGGACACAATTATTTTTTGGCAATGGCCCGCCTCAGTTGGCCCGTTTCAAACCAGCCCTTGGCCGCCGGCCAGGAAAATAAAACGAGCTGCCAAATTCCCGATGAATCTAACAGCCCCGCGAGGTGGGCCAGGTAGCCCACGGCGTACCCGGTGAGTACACTGACCATTACAGATATTAAGTTTGCATAGGCGTCGGCAATTTTCTGGCGCTCGCCTGCGGTGAAAAATGATAAATTTTTTATGGCATCAATAACGGTGGTGGCCAGCAGCCCGGCCAACGTTGCCAGCAGCGCCGCCAGCACGTCAACCCCTTCTGCCGCCGTGCCCGGCAATTCCTGCGCGTGTGCGGGCATTACCAACGCCAGCCACACCAGCCCGATAATTACCAGAATTGTGAAAAGCCTCATTGTCACCTCCAAAAAAAATAGCCCCGGACTCAGGGCAGTTGGAGTTTCCAGGGCTACAGAACAAAAGGGCAGTTTGGAATGGCTCCCCAGTCACTCCAACTGCCCTTTTATTTAGGTTAGTTTAGCACATTTATTCTGTTACGTCAACCTGTCCGAACGGTGGTCAAATCCCCCAGTTGGCTACCGGGCTGGCCTGGTGTTGACGCACGGCCACGTCTTCATTGGCAATCTGCAAATAGCGCTTGGTCATCTCCATGCTGCTGTGGCCTAAAATCCGCTGTAGGGTGTAGGCGTCGCCTTTGTTGCGCAGATAGTTGATGGCAAACGTGTGCCGGAATCGGTGCGGATAAACATCACGCACCCCGGCCCGCTTGCCCAGGCGTTGCAGCATCAGTTCCAGGCCGCGTGACCCCAGCGGCAGCTCATTTTGAGCGGCAAACACCGGCGAGTTGTCCGCAGCGCCGATTCTGTCTGACAAATAGCGCCAGATGAATTTGGCCGCTTTGGATGACACATATACCATCCGTGATTTGCCGCCCTTGCCTTCCCGCACCTTTATTTCCCGATTCCGGAAATCAATATCCCGGATTTCCAGATTGCATAATTCACTGGCCCGCAGGCCGGTATCAAGCAGGGTGTAAATAATGGCCCGGTTGCGCAGGGCGTTGGGAGTGCGATGCGTTGACGGCTCCCGCTGAAAATGGCGCGTGTAGGGTTTTGAGCGATCCAACGAGGCCAACAGCAGCAGCACATCCTCCCGGCTGAAAGGCACAATGGCCGGCTGCTCCGGGCGGGGGGCATCCACCTGCCGCACAATGTGAACGTTGACCATTTCCTCTTTGACCAGCCACGTCCACAGGGAAGATAGCCCAATGTGATAATTGAGTTTGGTTTTTTTGCTGAGGCCGTTTAACGAGGCCATAAATTCCTCTATATCTCTTTTGGTGATCTCCGTCACCGGCGCGTTGCCCCGGTGCTGCACAAAACGTTCAATGGTGCGTCGATAATCCCGAATCGTGTACCGGCTCAGCGATTCCGCTTCCGCGTGCAACAAAAAACCCTGCCATGCTTGCAGAAAATTCATTTCCGCCTCCGTTGAACCATCCGCATGGTGGTGCGGCTGGATTAAAAAAGTAGGGATACTGAGTTAATATAATTTGCTATTCAGTTTTCATAATCAGAAATGTGCTTTTTTTTGACGGGGTTGCTGTTCGGCTTTGCGGCGTATTCTGCCAACCGTCCGAACACCGAAGGGCGATAAGCAGGGGGCGGATAAAATTACCCGCCCCCCAGTGGGCGATACTGGACTCGAACCAGTGACCTCACGGATGTGAACCATCCGACGACCGGTGCGAACCCCTGCTCTGACGGCTCCAGCCTCAGCCGCACCGTACCGAACGCCGGTATTGCCCCCACACCCCCCACCGTTTGCCCGGCCCGCAGGCCCAAAGAGTTTACATAATTTTCTTATGAAAACTCACTCACATCTATTTCTTCTTCAGCCCCGGCGACGCCGAAAACTACCCTTCCGAGCGCCGCTATTGAATTTTTACTACTTCTACTCCCAAAAAGCCGGTAGAAATTGTATTTTTACCGCTTTACCGGCCTCTTTGGAGTAGTAGTAAAATTATTTTGTTACTCAATTGCCATTTTCCAGTCACCCACCGCCGACACCACCAGATATTTGATGCCCGACTTTACCAGCACCTGCCCCTCATACGGGTCTGTGGTGTTCACCAGCAAATCCTCCATCTGGCCCATTTCATTGTACCCAATGACCGCAAAATTCCGGGCCGTCTGGTTTCCGGCGAATCGGGCCGTATCGGCCGGGGCCAGCAGCGCCAGCACCGTATCACCCTGCCCGGCCAATTGCCCCGGCACCGTCTGCGGCGCAGCCGCCGCCAGTGACGACACCACGATAGACCATGGCCCCTCGGCGTTCACTTCCAGCCGTAGGCCGCCGGCATTGAGCCAGGTGTACCCCTGGTAAGGCTCCGTGGTATTTACCAGCAAATCCTCCATTTGGCCCTGTTCGTTGTAGCTGGCTACCGCAAAATGGCCCGCCTCTGCGTTTCCCCTGGCCCACACCAGCCCCGGCCCGCTCCGGTTGCCCAATTCCAGCACCGCATCGCCCACCCCCTCAAATACCTGCGGCGGTTCCGGCGTGGCTGTGGGAGCGGGCGTAACTGTTGGCTCCGGCGTAGGCGTGGGCGCAGGCGGTTCTGTGGGCGCGGGGGGCAACGTGAGCACAGATGCAACGGCGGCCGGTTGGGCCGCCTCCCCTGCCGGCTTTTCGGACCGGTTTATCCCCAAAGCCAGGCAGGCACACAGGATTATCAGGATCAATCCCAGCAGAAATGGTTTCCGATTTACAGACGGCTTTTCTCCCCGCGGCGTGGAAGCAATATGCTTTGCTTTGGTAGCACTTTTTTCAATCTGAATATTTACGCCCCGTGTAGCTTTTTCGTTTGTCCCACCGGTAACATCGCTTATTTTGGCTGCAACCTCTCCCCCACCGTCAATGACCGGAGCCAATTCCTCTGCCACCTCTCGACTCAAATAGCCAATCTGAACCTCACCATCAAAACCCAAAAACCTTGCTTTTATCCAAACACTGATGGCATTTGAATCGGCGGGGTTGTCCGGTTCTCTCTTGAGGATTAAGGGCATACCCGGTTTGCAATAAGCCCGAATATATTTTTGACGATCAGACCCGTCCTGATTTTTGCGGGAAACCCCGGCTACCTTGGAAAAAAACTGGCCTTTTGCCATCCGTTATTTAACTCCCTCTCCCCCCGACAGTTTTACCCCGCTAATCCTGTTTGAGTTCAATTTCACTCAATTCCGGGGGCAGGCTCCAGGCCGTTTCATCCAAATCCGCCAAGTACCGCCCAAAATCCAGCCACGCCGTTAATTTTATCGGGCCTAACCGTGCCGCCAGTTCCCCTATTTCCCGGCCAATGTCATCAACCGTATAGTTTACTTTGTCCTCTTTTATCAACGGGTTTCCAGAGCCGATCCGATTTAATATTACCGGCGGCCTATTTCCCGCCTCCACCGACCGCGCCAGCCCCTTAGCTATCAAGGCCCTCAAATGGTATTTGTCCGCCGGCTCAGGCTCCGCCGGCATCTTTTCCGCTAATATAAACATCTCCAGCGGCGTTTTGCTCAATGGGGTCGCAATCGCCGCCAGAAAATCAAATGTCGGCTGCCTGATTTGTGATAGTACCTCAGTAATAGAAGTGTGAGATATTTGCGCCCGCCGGGCCAATTCCCGCTGAGACCACCCCCTGTTATTCAATTCTGTGGAAAGCCAAGAAATCAATTTGTCACTCATTTATTACATTTTGCCGCATATTGCGGTTTTTTAAGGTTCCAATTTGGTTTATTCTATTGACATCTCTTAAAATATATGTTATCTTTGTGGCATCTAAAAAAACCATTTTGGTATTTATAAAATCCACGGAGACACAGATGGCAGAATCACTCACGGCTTCTTTTTACACGGAAGTGGAAACAAAGGCTCTTGTTGAAAAGTGGGCCGCAGAGGACGACCGCAGCTTCTCCTGGATGATCAATTATTGCATTAAACAGGAAGCGCTCCGCCGGGCCACCGGCAACGGCCACCAGCCGCAGCCGGAACGCTGGCCGGTACCCCGGCCCCAGGCCGCTTCATGAACTGGCGCGGGCTGTTCAACTTTGGGAAATGTCTCCGCACCTTCCAGCCGCATCCCCCCTTTATGCGGCGGAAAGTTTATGTCAGCAGCTTTGTTGTGGTGCAGGAACCCAATGTCTCGGCTCAGTGTATTTTAATTAACGACGCCGAACGGGGCCTGCCGCCCGACGATGCTTTGATCGCCATTTTCTTAAATTAAGCAGGGCAGAAATGAACCCATCGCCAACCATCCTTGAGGCCCCGGTGTTTGCGCCGGATACGGCCGACTGGCTCAAATGGAAGGAAGCTTACAATGCCTGGCTTGATGCCAAACGGCGCAAATCAGGCTCAGAGAACACCGCGGCCACCTATGCCGCCGCCTGGCAGCAATTTTTCACCTGGTGCCAGGCCAAACCGTGGGATGTTTCCGGCCGGTTGGCCCAGCAATGGGCCGCCCTCCTGGCCGGTCAGGGAAATCCGGCCACCGGGCGCAAACTTTCGCCCGCTTCCGTCAACCTCAAACTCGCCGCCTTATCCTCCTTTTACGCCTTCGCCCAGGATCAGTACAATCTGCGCCCGGTGGACCAGCGCAACCCGTTCAGAATTGTGGAACGGGCCAAAATTTCCCCCTTTGGCCGCAGCAAATACCCCACCACCGCCGAGGCCCAGGCCATTATGGGCGCCATCAATACCAACTGCCTCAGCGGCAAGCGTGATCTGGCCCTGCTGCTCACCTATCTGGTGAGCTGCCGCCGCAGCGCCGAAATTCTCAATCTGTGCTGGGGCGATATTCAGCCCGGCCACGACGGCAATTATATTTTTGTGTACCGGGCCAAGGGCGGCAAAATAAAAAAGGCGGTGCTGCACCGCCATTGTTATGATCTGATTGTGGATTATCTTTCCGCCGCCGGGCGGCTCAAGACCATTGCCGCCGATGATTTTATTTTTATGGCCCTTGACCCCACCAAAGCCACCCGGCTGCCCCATATTACCTGTCCCTCCACCGGCCCGCTTACCAATAGTATGGTCAACCAACTGTTAAAAAAATACGCCGCCCGGGCCGGCGTTCATTCTGATAAAGCCCATTTGCACGGTCTGCGTCACGCCGGCGGCCGGATGCGCTTCAGGATGATGAAACAAAACGGCACTGTTGATTTGTTTGAGATTATGCACCTGCTGGGGCATAAAACTGTAGCCATTACTCAAATTTATGTGACCGAGGTGTTGGAAGACCCATTGGATCGCGGTGCCCGTGCCGCGGTTGAGGTTTTTCTTCCAACACTTCGGCCCAAAAAACGCACCAACGGAGGCATCAATGAACGGCAATACTGATGTTGATTATGTGATCACACCCTCTCTGGATTTGATTCACGCTCAAACCAAACTGGCCGATTGCCGGGAACGGCTGGCCCAGGCCCAGCGGGAAAAAGCCGAAGCCTGGGACCAAACCCGCAAGGTTCTGGACGAATGGATGGAAACCAAAACCGAGCTTGCCCGCGTCACCGCCGAACTGGAAGCCACCACCGCCATTGCGGCGCACTACCAATCGCTGCTCCTTAACGCCGCCCGCCGCGCTCACGCCCTGGGCCTGGAATATAAGGAGTTCGATGCCCTGATCGCCGCCTTGACGATTATCTAGCTTTTGTCCGGCCAAAACGGTGTAGTTCATATAATGTATGATTATGTGAACTCTAGCGGCCACTTTTGGGGCCAGTTTGTTACCTTCAGCGTATCACAAAAAAAGGGATTTGTGACCTCATGAACCAGCCCGATCTATTATTCAATGCCCCCAATTTTGCCTACTGGCTGGCCCTGGCCATTGTCATTCTGCTGGAAACGCAGCGGGCCACCGGCTGGCCCGAAAGCACCCGCTGGCGGCTGGGCTATGTCACCCTCTTTGGCTCCGGCCTGCTCATGGTATTGTTTGCCGGCTGGCACGCCCAAACCTGGGCGCTGCTGACTGTATTTTGCCTGCTCACCCACCTGCTGCCGGTTGACCAATTGTTGTTTGATGACCTCTGGGAGCGCCGCGAGGCCCACCGCTGGACCGTGCAGTATTTCAGCGCCGTGGTTTTTTCCATCCCCTATCTGCAATGGGACGGCAATATAGATACCTGGGCCGCCGTGTTCTTTGGCCTGGGCATCTGCGGCGCGGTCAAGGTGGGGGCGCAGGCGTACCGCGACAGCCACCGGGCCGCGGCCCTGCGGCGCACCCGCCACACCGAGGAGGCTCCCTATGGTAGCGACTATCGACAAGGACATTAATTTTCTGGATACGCTGATTACCTGGGCCGATGACATCTATAATCTGTGCGATGACATCATCGAAGCCACCGAGGACCCGGAAGTGATCGTGCTGGCCAAAGCCGGGCAGTCAAAGGCCAGCCTCATCGAAAAGAAAAGCCGGGATTACCGGCCCCGGCTGATGCACCTGAAAAAAAATAAGCCCGATTCCAATGGAACCGGGCCAGGCAGAAATGAACCCGCTGCAAACAAGCTCACTTAGCCGTAGTATAGCACAGGCGCTTATGAATCGCAACACATTCGACGCTGTAGAATCGACCCTGCTGGCCCTGGCCAGCAAAATTGGGGTGTGGCTCACCCCCCTGGTGCCCGCCTACTTTGTGCAGCGGGCTATGGTGGAGCATCTCCAGGCCCCGCCGACCTGGGGCTGGATAGCCGCCGCCGCCCTGGAGATTGTGGGGCTGGCCGCCGTAAAAAATCTGCTGCGGGCCTACACCTGGGAACAGGAACGGCGCAAAACGGACCCGCCCGCGCCGATGATATGGAATATCATCACCGCCGCCGTTTATTACGTGACCGCTTTTTTGCTGGTGCTGGTGATAGAGTTCTATCCGCCGGCCACCGCCCTGGCCCCGGCCGCGTTTGTGGTGCTTTCCGGCGCGGCGGCGCTGGTGATTGCGCTTTCAGATGACCAGAATCGGCGTCAGGCTGTGGTCAGCCAAATGTCAGCCAAACGTCAAACAATGTCAGCCAAACGTCAGCCGCCGGGGTCAGAGCGCGTCAGCCAGGGTCAACACCCGGATACTGACCGTTTACAGGCCGCCCGCCGCCGTAATCAGCAGCAGGCAGAACAACGATTACTGACCTGGCTGGCTGACAACCCTAACGCTACCCACGACGAAGCGGCCGCCCATGTGGGCCGCAGCCGCCCCTGGGTCACGGGTAAAATCAACGAATGGCGCACCGCCGGTATCATCCACAAAAACGGGGCAGGCTATGAAACGAGAACGGCTTGATTACCCCTGCCCGGCCTGCGGAGCCGGCACCAAACCGTATGTTACCAAAGCGCAACGGCGGGGCGTGTTCCGTTACCGGCGGTGCGTTGAGACTGCCTGCGATTGCCGCTTCTCAACTATTGACACCGGCAACGGCGAAGAATTTCTAGGCTACCCCGGCCGGCGCGGCCCGGCAACCAAAAAACAGCAACTGGCCGCCGAGGTGGAAACCCTGCGGCAGCAAATAATGGATTTGTGGCTCAGTGTGCGGGTGCGGGCCATTTGGGCCAAAGCCGATTTTTCGGCCAACGGCCCGGTTATTCTCACCCGCTCCGCCGGGTATGATCTGAACGGCGATAACAAAACTTTTTTTGACGACTGACAGGACGCACCGATGCCCAGAAAACGAAAAGACGCCCCGGAGCCCGCCATGCCGCGCGGATACATCAAATCATCGGTGGATATTTTATTGGATCAAACCTTGAAACATCCGGCCTACAGGCTTTATAACCTGATCCTGGCCTACTGGCAGCAACATAGCGGCTGCGACCGTACCAATGCCGACCTGGGTGCGCTATTGGGTGGACTCAGCCGGGAATACGTGAGAAGGCTGCTCGAGGATTTAAAGCAGCGGGACTTGGTAGCGGAATCGGCTACCCTCGATGGCCGCCGGCAACTGGTGCCGGCGCGTGCTATCGACTTGGCGATAGATGCCCTCCCGGTCTCCTCGATTTTTCAGCCGGTGGACGCGACTTTTCCGCACAGGCCCCAGCCCAACCCGGCTGGGCGAGCTTCAAGCGGCTCGTGTACCCCTCACCAAAATATTCCTGGCCGCGTCAACTATAGTTGCACCCCCGCGTCAACTATAGTTGACGCACCCCTGCATGAAGAAGAAGAATCTAATATAAATACTTTAGATTCGTCATCTTCTTCTTATACGGCGCTACCGTCAACTATAGTTGACGGTAAGGGGCAATTGTCAACTCAGGTTGACGGTAAGCGGAAACCGTCAACTATAGTTGACCCGCCGGCGGATGTGGACTTTGCCGCCGCCGCCGCCAAATATTGCCAGTATTTTGGCGATATAGACGCCGCCGTGGGTGATCTCATCGGTGATTACCTGGACGACCAGGAATTGACCACCATAGCCGCTGCCGCTAAAGAGCGCCCGATTGATTGGGTGCTGGCCGCCATTCAGGAAACCGGCCTGAACAAAGCCGCCAATCCGTCAACCTATTTCCGCACCGTAATGACCGACTGGATTGGCCGCAAATCCCGCGAAAGGAGGAAAAAAGCCAATGGACGATCAAACAGCCGCAATGGACGCGCTCATAAACCGGATGGTTCGGAACTGGCCGCCGGAAAAGATAGCGGATTTGAAAGCGAAATTGAAAAACTTGAACACCAGCACGGGCTTGCCCCAGGTTCCGGCACCTTTGACGAACGGCTCAACAGAATCGAACAGCACCTTATTAACAGTCCGGGCCTTTCGCCTGCCTGATGCCTGCCCGGTCTGCGGTTTTCCGCCCGATGAACCCGGCTACGTGCGCCGTGAGGTTGGCGGCGATAACGCCCTGAGCAAATTAAGCCCGTGCCCGGAATGCAACGAGCCAAAACTGGCCGATAAGGCCAAACTGCAAACCCAACTGGAGGGCGATTTGCGCAAAAAGACCCTGAGCAACTATGCAGTCACCGACCAAAACCGGACCGCCTACAACGCCGCCATTGAATTTTGCCGGGAACCGCGGCGCTGGCTCACCTTGTGGGGCGAATACGGCCCCGGCAAAACCCACCTGCTGGCCGCCATTGTGAACCAGTTGGGCGGCCAGGCCAAATATTTCACCATGCCCGATCTGGTCAGCCAGTACCGGCACGCCGTGGGCCAGGGCACGGTTGAAAAATTTTATGAGCACGTCAGCCGCATCCCGGTGCTGGCCTTGGATGAAATCGACAAGGCCGATTTAAAGAACTGGACCCGGGAACAAACCTATCGCCTGTTCGATTACCGCTACCGCAACCAGGGCGAACTGGGCACCGTGCTGGCTATGAACGCCTCCCCGGATGAAATGGACGATGACCTCGGCTACCTGTTCAGCCGGATGAAAGATTCCACCAGCCGGGTCATTTATGTGGGCGGCGGCGACCAACGCCCGCAACGTGATCAAATGGAGCGGATAGCCACCATCCAGAATCGGGCGCAATCAAAATGAACACCTGCCAAAAACTGCGCCTGGTGCGCCGGGCAATGGCCCGGATGGAACATAACCAGCGGATGAACCTGCAACGTCAATGCCTGGAAGCCGCCGCGGCCAAAGTGCCGGCCATCAGCGCCGCCCAGGCGGCGCTGCAACACGGCCATCACAATCTGGGCAAGGCCCTGGCCCTGGAATTGCTTTTTGAGATTTTTGTTTTTATTGAACTGGCCAACGCCTGGGAGGACGTAAACCGCCAATGAACATTATCACCATCAGCATTTCAGGAGAACAAAATAACGTGGAACGGGTGGTGCGCGAACTGCGCAGCCTGCTGGAAGTGCAAACGGAACAAACCGAACAGGGTAAAAACGGCATCATCCGTAAAGAGCTTATTGTTAATCGCAACACCAGTTTGGTGAATCGCATCGAGATTAACGTGAGCGGCCTGCCGCTGGAATTATAACTGCGGCAATAGAAAACCCCCACCGCGGTGCCGGTGGGGGTTAGGGGCAGGGCGACGGGAAATCTCCCCGCCCGTCCCTATTATAGCACAAAAAAAGGACGGGAAAAATGACGCACACAATTGAATATTGGCAGAAGCAAAAAGAGGATTTCATCGAATTGCGGCGGGGAGTGGCCGGGGCAGGGGAGGACGAGTTCATTGCCGATTTTCTGGACGATTACCGGGGCATATTCGTTACCCCGGACGAGGGCCAGCCGGGGGAATCGCTGTACATTTGGTATATTGACCCCGATGAACGCTGCCACAAACGCATTGTCCAGGCCCTTCCTCCCGGCCTCTACATTGATCATCAGGGCCACCTCTACGAACTCCCCCCGGAGCGGGTCATTGTGCTGGGCACAGTCAGCCGCATTGGGCCGCCGCTGTTCACCCGGCAGCACGTCGATTTGTGGCGAGGTGGGGAACAATGACCACCCCAATGCTGTGCGCCATTTTGGGGATTATCCTCGCCGCCCTGGCCCTGGCCGGGCTGGTGAGCTACACAAATTTTTATGGCATAGTGCCCTATGATTACATCACCGCCGGTGCGGCCCTGCTGTTTTTTTGCGCAGGAATGGCCGCTCTGCTGATGCTGGAAATTTTTTGAGGCCGCCATGTACAAATTGATTTTGCCAAAAATGACAGTATCGGTGGAAATAGAGCCAACAGAATCGGGCCAACTTCTCATCACAGATGATGACCGCATTTGGTTCAAACTGGCCGGAGATGATCTGGCCGCCGCCCTGCGCGCCTGGGCCGATAGCCTGGACCCGCCGCAACCGCGGGGCCTCATTCCCACCCTCAAACGATTGGGTCAACATTTTACCCGCATCACCATTGACGATCTCAAACCGGATATGTCAAGCGCCGAACAGATAGCTCTTACCATAAGCCGCTTTGATAGCAGCAACATGGTGGGCGATGACGTAATCAATGCCCTCAAGGATGATTATCGGCGGGTGGCCGGGCACAGTTGGGAACAGCGGCTGGCAAAAATAGAATCGGCGGATGATGACCAACTGGACAAATTGCACCGCGCCGCCGCCGAACTGCTGGATGAAACCGGGCAGCCCGTATGGGGTGCGCAGCGCAAAATAGCCGAGATATTGGGCTTTCCGTCCACGGGCGGCAGTTTTCGCCCGCAAATTCTGGATTACATGGAACAACTGCAAAAAATCAGGCAGGCCGCGTGATGCCCAGGATCATCAGTTATCCCACCGTCAGCGGCGGCGCGGTGCGGCGGGTGTGCGCCAAATCTGGGCCAAAGCCGCTGCCGGATGGTCAGAAACGCCGGCGAGTGGATGTCACCCTGGCCCCGTCCGCCATTAAACGGGGCCAGGCCCAGGCCACAGAGATGGGGCTATCGTTTTCCAGGTATGTTGAATTTTTGATTTATGCTGATTGTATGTGTATAGAATCAGTCTAAATGTTGTTAGAGCGCAGGCGACCGGATAGGATAGACCCAGGCAGCAGTTGCAGTCAACCACAAACGCGAACTGGCGTAGTGTTTGTGGGGGGTTGAGCCAGTGAAGCGCAGCTACGGCGGAGAGCCATCCTATCCGGCCACGTGCGGTCTAACAAGTCATTTAAGCCGAATTGCCAAGCGAGGTTGGAGAACGGCGTAACGGGGGCCGCGTTGGGCAGCACATTAAGGGGGTGGCAGTGCTGCCGCTTGGCAATCGGCTTAATTCCAGCGTTGGGCAGATTGCCCGGAATAAGGAGAATTAAAATGGCTGAAATAATTAGAGAACAACTGTACAGGTGTGTGGTCTGCGGATGGCCCTCTCAGTATAGGGAGGAATGGAGTAACGGAGATGTATCGTGGTCTAAGGCTACTGGTTGCAACCACAACCACAACACACCTTTTTCGAGCGAGACCGGCTACTGTTCTCCGGCCCAAGTTTCACTCCCCAAAATATCCGCCCAACAAGCGTTTGCAGTGGACGCTGACCAGCCGCGCCTTACCACGCTGGACTAACTTATATTGACGATTGAGCCACGCGCCACTGAAACGCGGGGTGTTGGGCGGTAAGAAATTATGAACAATTTTTCAATTGTGAATCGTAAAAAAATCGGCATTTATGATGAGATAACACAACTCGATATTGATGTTCTGCAATCCGGGATTGCGATAGAAATATCATCATCGTGGGCAGAAGATAAAGAGGGGGCGGTATTTGTCTTAACACCTGAGCAATTAGCACAGGTAATTGAATTTTTGCAGGCAACCGCCCAACAAGTCATTCAAGCCGAATTGCTACCGCCTATTTGCCCGTGGTGCTTAACGGCCCACGGTACAAAAGAAAATCCACAGTGTTCAAAATAGCCGCAATCGGCTTAATTCCAGCGTTAGGCCGCTGAAGGGGCGGCGTAATTATGGCAAAGCCAACACCGGAAAAAGAAATTATGGCGCTAAAAGCAATGTTAAAAGAAATTGAATTTTCAAAATACGCCACCCCAAACTGCTGCCCGGTTTGTGGCGGAAATCAGCATCACGATTCCGCTTGTTTGTTGGCCGCATTGATTTACCGGGACTTTGCAAATAGCTATGAACGCTTGACCGGCGGCGACAATCCGATTTGGGCAATGATGTGGAAAGTCAATAATATTGATGAGTACAAATTTATCGCTACCCAGGCGGTCTAACAAAAATTTGTACCCGACCCGTATACCTGTGCAAAAGCGCAAGGCCGGGTCAACCGTCACGGTATCAGTCGGGCGGGTAAAATTTGGCGTTAGGTGCTTGTATGCCATTCCAACGTGAACGTTACCCCGAAAACTGGAACGAAATCAGCCTCGCCATTCGCAGCCGTGAAAATTGGCGGTGTAAATGGTGTGATGCTGAAAACGGCCAGCCTCACCCGATAACGGGTTCAAAGGTGGTGCTAACTGTAGCCCACCTGGGAAAGCCTCACGCCGATGGTACCCAGGGCGACAAGCACGATAAAATGGACGTAAGGCCAGAAAATTTGGCGGCATTGTGCCAACGTTGCCACCTGAATTTTGATCGGGATGAACACGCATTGAACGCTGCTAAAACACGCCGACGGCGCAAAATTGAAGCGGGGCAAATGGTCCTACCCTGGCCCCGCACCTAACAACAAAATGCAGGCGAATTGCTACCGCTGCAATTTCCACGGCAATCTGCCTGCAAAATTCACAGTGGCTGCGGGTTCAACGCCCGGCCCGCAATCGCCTGATTTTGGGCGTTAGGTGGAGCAGATGCAACAAACGTTATTCGCAATTGAACCAAAGGCCCGCCACCCCCGGCGCGTTGTAAAAACTGCATATTTTGACGAAAAAGACCTTATCAACGACCTGATGTGGCTCCACAATAGCGCACAGCCGTTTGATGTTGACCCCACTTATTCAACGGGGCGGTTTTGGCAAGGCTTACCAGAGCCGGTTTACAAATTCGATCTATCACCACAATTACCGGAAGTCAATCAGTCCGATTGTCGTAATTTACCGTTTGAATCTGGTCAGGTTGGTAGCATTATGTTTGACCCACCTTTTATCACCGAAGGAACCAGTAAAAGCAAAATAAAACAACGTTTTACTGCGTTTCAATCATTGGATGAACTCAAACAAATGTACTCCGAAAGTCTGAAAGAATTTTACCGGATATTGCGACCCAATGGATTGCTTGTGTTTAAGTGTCAGGACATAACATATTACCACAAGCAGTTTTTAACCCACGTCTGGCTTATTAACGTGGCTACGCAAATTGGGTTTTATTCCAAAGACTTGTTTATATTAATTCGTGACAATGTTTTGTTAGGTGCGCATATAAAGAAACAGCAACACGCCCGCAAAACGCACTCTTATTTTGTGGTGCTAAAAAAGGCTCCACCTAACAAACACTTTGCAGCCGACGCCAGTACCGCGTATTAAGGCGCAAGGCTATCTATCATTGATGTCTCATTGGCGCGGCTGAAAATGCGGCGTTATATGCCTGAAAGCGGCTAACCTTAAAAGTCGAAAACTCGTGAGAAAAACACTTGACAAAACTTGATAAAGTATGGTATAATCAAGATACAAAACAGTAAGAAAGGAAATGTAAAATGAAATTCGATTTTTCAGAAACATTCAATAGCTTCTTTGTAGAAACCGGAGCCATTCCCGGTACGGAAAATCACGAAGAATTTATTGCCCAAGAGAGTAATGAGCAGCCAGTCGAAATATTACCATCCTATGGAGACTGGGAAGCAACCGGATGGATGGATGAGGAGGATGGTGAATAAAACAGCCCACGGGGGCCGGCGGGAAGGGGCTGGCCCCCCTCGCAAAATGACAAGCGGGGTGAAAGTCACCTTCACCCTGGAAGCGGAACAACTGGCGATGCTTAAGGAAAAGTACAAGCGTAGCTGGATGGAGGCCGTAAGGGCGCTAATTGCAGCGCACCTGCACGGCGAATTGCCTGCGCAATCTGTGCGTGGTAAATATAAATTTGTATCCACATCTGCCGATGAATTTGCCGCCCGAAAGCGACAATCGGCTGATTAGCGGCGTTAGGCGGCTGGTGAAACCAGTTTGGCCCAGACCATCAGGGGTGACGAACCTTAAAGTCAAATTCCCTTTGCCGGAACTCCGGGATGTGGTGGGAAAAAGACGTACCTGCTTTGTCATATCGCCCCCCAAAAAGTGTGTATATTATACACACTTCCAAAAAAAAGCGTCCATCAGGCACATCTTTACAGCGTAGTTTACGACAGCTACGTGCTGCGGCTAAAGATGACTCTCAAGT